CATGACCACGACGGATCAAGTGCAGTGGTGGTGCGCTGGTGAACTCTACACGCGGCTCCAAAGGGCCAAGCGCAAGATCGAGGACTTGGAGGCGAACGTCCCTGCTCTGGCAGCAAGCCTGGCGGAAAACTCAAACCAAGCGACTGATACCCAAGATGAAAACTGACCCGATACTCCAAGAAGCTGGCGAAGCTTGCCAGCAGCAGGCTTGTTCGGCTTCTGCTCGCCGTCATGCCGACAATGTGTGGTGCATTGTGTATGCGGAACATAGTGCGCGATACCAGCATGAGGTAAAATGCACAGGCGCGGCGTGCGACTACTTCGAGGCCAAGCGCAAAGTCGTGGATGCACAAGCTTTAGCCGACCCAAGAGTGATCGACGCAAACCGGCTGGCCTATGGTGAGCCGAACGGCATGGATGAGAGGGCGCGAAGCTCGACATCCTCAACCACTCACAGCACACTATGAGCGATCTTCCTCCATCCAATTGTTCTGCCTGCCCTCAGTGCCGAGGGTTTAAGATCATTCTGAACTTCCACGGGCAGAGCTTGGGGCAATGCGATATGTGTGAAGGTGCTGGCATCATGCCTGAGTGCGTTAACAGGTGGCACGCCTATGGCCAAAGGCTCAAGGCTGAGCGCATCTTTCGAGGAATGACACTTCGAGCGGCAGCTAGGCGTCTTGGTATAGACGCCTCCAATTTGTCCAAGATGGAACGGGGAATGATCGCGCCTCGTTGTCTTTGGCAGAACGCATAAGGTCATGGACGCGGCACCCTTCCAGCTTGAAATCACGACAGACGCGCCCGCCGCGTTCCATGCACCGTCTTGTTCTGGGTCTTTGGATCTGCGGCTTGGGGACTGCATGGAGGGAATGAAAACCTTCCCCGATGGTCACTTCGATCTGGCGATTGTCGATCCGCCCTACGGCATCGGCGAGGACGGCGGGAAGTTCCGTGGGCGCAAAGGCCAAGGGCATCGGGTGCTGCCGAAAAAGGGATGGGACAAAGAGCCGCCGCCACCGGAATACTTCGAGGAACTCCGCCGCGTGTCGAAGCATCAAATCATCTGGGGCGGAAACTACTTCCCACTTCCGCCGTCGCGCTGCTGGCTGTTCTGGGACAAGCTCATGGGCGGCGACTTCGCAGACGGAGAACTCGCATGGACGAGCCTGGATCGCGTGGTGAAAAAGTTCACGAAGTGCAACAAGGATCACGGACACATCCACCCGACGCAGAAACCCGTGGCGCTCTACAAGTGGACGCTGGCCAACTTCGCCGCGCCGGGGATGCGGGTGCTGGATACGCACATGGGAAGTGGAAGCATCGCCATCGCCTGCCACTACGCCGGAATCCACCTAACGGCATTCGAGATCGACCCCGACTACTTCCACGCGGCAAAAGCCCGCATCGCTCGTGAAACGTCGCAGGCGGAACTCTTCTCTCCCCAGAACAAGAATTATCCAGACTGACTTTTCCGCTCAACACCTGCAAAACCGGAAATATTCTAAAACTTATGAACCTGCGTGATACACTGGAACAAGTTCGGCTGACGTGCCGCATGCGGCGGTTGTCGAGGCACACGGAAGAGTCTTATGCTGGGTGGATCGTGCGGTTTGCCAGGCATGTAGCCAGCAGGGCGGAAGAGTCACGGGAGGAGCGGGTGCGGAGTTTTCTCGAGCAGATGGCCCCGTGTTGCTCGGCATCGACGCAAAACCAGGCTTTGAATGCCATCGTGTTCTTTTACCGCGATGTGCTGCGGCAGCCGCTGGGTGATCTGGGGAAGTGGGCGCGGGCGAAACGGCCGGCACGGCTGCCGTCGTGGCTGAGTCCTGACGAGATGCGGCGTTTGTTCGATGCGATGACACCGGGGCCGCGACTGATGGCGCAGGTGGCGTATGGCAGCGGCGTGAGACTGGCGGAACTGCTGGCGCTGCGGGTGAAGGACATCGACCTCGATGCGTGCCTCATCACGGTGCGCGGCGGCAAGGGTGACAAAGACCGTGTGACATGCCTGCCTCGCTCGCTGGTGTTCACGTTGCGGGCGCATTTGGAGCGCATTCGGTTGCTTTACGATGCCGACCGCCAGGCGGGGGCGATGCCGGTGTATCTGCCGGACCAACTGGAGCGCAAATATCCAAACGCAGGCCGTGAGTGGCCGTGGTTTTGGCTGTGGCCTGCGGCGAATGAAAGCACCGATCCACGCAGCGGCATCGTGCGCAGGCATCACATCCATGAGGACACGCTGGGCAAGGCGCTGAAGAATGCCCGCCGTCGCTGCGGACTGAGCAAACGAGTCACGGCGCACACGCTGCGTCATAGCTTTGCCACGAACTTGCTGGCGAACGGCGCGAGTATTACTCAGGTGCAGGAATTGCTCGGGCACAGCAGCGTGGAAACGACGCAAATTTACACGCACTGCATTCCGCAGTTTGCCCGCAGCATCACGAGTCCGATGGACACGCTGCCGCAACCTGAGAATGTCGTGCCGTTTGAAGCGCAAGCAAGGAGGGCGGCATGAGTGAGCTGGTGACAACGGAACTGGGGCTGGCGGTGCCGCCGAAACCTGCGGAGGCGTGGCGGGAGCACACGACGGAGCGGTGGCGTGAACGTGACCCGGAAGGGTATGAGTTCGCGTTGTATCTGGTGCGCGAGCTGGGGCTCACGAACAAATCGAAGATCGAGGGCATGGTGAGCCAGCATCGCCAGGCGCGAGGACTGGACGGCATTTCACGCAACAGCATCATCGCGTTGTTCAACGACACGCGGGAGTTCAAACCCGGAGAGATTGACGAGATCATCCGGCGACGCTCGGCGCTGCTGACGGCGGATGCGCTCGACAAGGTGGAGGAGCTGCTTTACTCCGCGAAGGCCGCGAAGGACTTGGGCGCGGCGAGCATGGCGCTGACGGCGGTTTACAACGTCAAGCAACTTAGCAGCGGCGGCGCGACTCGGATTAGCGGGAACACGCAAGACAGCGCAAAAGCGAAGACGTTTGATGACTTCGTGAAGATGGCGCAGGAGCGCATGAAGCTGAAGGAAGCTGAAAGGGTGACGGAGGTGGAGGTGGTGCCGGTGAAGGAATGTGAAACTGAAGCGGGCAGGAGTGCCCGCGCTCCTCTCCAAAACAAAACTCTATGAGCACGGACGAAACCAGAATGGCGTTTGAACTGCTGGCGGAGACGCAGCGGCCGCATGGGATGCTGGCGGCGTTGTCGGCGGATGAACTCATGGCGCTGGGGCCGGAGGATGCGATGCGCGCGGTGCAGGCGCGGGAGGAACGCATTCGGGAAGCGGCGGATGATCCGTTCAATCACGGCTGGTTCTTCCGCTCATGGGATGACATTCTGTGGGAAACGTGCCGCCTGCGTGTGGCGAATCCGGGCGTGCCCTGCACGATGGGCGTCGGCGGCTCGAATGGCTCCGGCAAGACGCAAGCCCTGGCGCGGTTCTACACGCTGGCGATGGAGCAATGCACGCCGGACATGCCGGAGCATCAACGCACGTTTTGGACGTTCAGCTACGACGACGATAAGAGCGCCGAGGTGGTGGAGGCGGCGATTCGGTTCTGGCAGCCGAACGAATACAAGACCGAGACGGGCCGCCTCAAGAAGATGGCGAACCAGAAAATGGCCTATGATCGCGCAGGCGGTTTCACGAACAACGAGTGCGCGGTGATGAGCGGGGCGGTGTGCCGGTTCAAGACCTGGGCGCAGGACATCGGCAAGCTGGAAGGTCCGCGCCCCACGACGGCCTGGGCGGATGAAAGCGTGCCGGTGATGGTGCTGGAGGCGGTGGAAAACCGCCTGCTGACGGCGGCGGAGTTCACGCATGAAATGATGCCGAAGTGGAAGGAACTGCTGGCGCAGAAGGAGCGTGACCCGGAGCTTTGGTTTCCGCGTGAGCTGATCGGCCGCCTGATGGTGGCGATGCAGTTCGTCACCTACACCTTCCGCGACGGTTACACGGAGACGGTGCGCTGGTTCATGGACAAGGCGGTGACGATGAAGGAGATCGAGGCCGATCCCGAGCTGCTGCCGCGTTGCGACGATCAGGGCCGTGTGCTCGGTGGCGAGAAACTGCCGTGCGTGGTGCATTGCGCCATGCCGACGCGGCGCTTTGTGTGGATCTATGCGTGGCAGAATCCGCTCGGTGGCAACTGGGAGGGCATGAAAAAGGCCGAACTCAAAAGCCCGCGAGCGAAGAAACTTTGGAAATGCTACGGCATCGCCGAGGGCACGGCGGATTCACCGTTTCCGAACTTCAACGTGCAGGTGCATGTGCGTCCGGTTCCGGCCTGGCTGCCGCCGTATGAGATGGGAACGTGGTGGATGTCGCAAGACCCGAACGCCAGCGGCGGGCGTGCGTGGTTTCAATTGTGGGCGTTTGTGCTGGGTGAGGCGTTTGGCAAGATGCACCCCGGTGACATTCTCATCGCGCACGAATACCCGCAGACGAACGACATCGTGAGCGTGCCGGGCGCGGCGATCTACACGGGCGAGGACTGCGAATGGGCGCAGACGGGCGGCAAGAACGGGCTGGGTGTCAAAGGCAACGCGCAGAAGCAATGGCCCTGCGGCTATGCGTTCCGCGCCGCTGAGATCCGGCGCATCGAGGCGAAACTGGCGGACTGGCAGGGCGTCAAGGACATGCGCGGCAAGTTTGAGCGCAGCATGCTCGACCTCTACGGCCGCCGCATTTCCGACAGCCGAAGCACGAACACGCAGGTGGAAGGCCAGGAGGAAAGCAAAACCATCATCGAATGGATGGAGGAAAATGATCTGTATTTCAGCCAGGCGGGCGGGAATGCGGCGGCGGACAACGTGCTGAGCGGTGAGCAGAACATCAACAGCATGCTCATGTGGGATCGTGAGCGCGGCATCATCCAGCCAAACGGCTGGATTGAGTTCGATCCTCAGCACGGGCGCGGCCCCGGCCTGTGGATCGCGCAGCATTGCACGAACCTCATCGGCGCGTTGCAGAATTATCCGGGCTACGCGGTGAGCGGCAGCAGCGGCAGCGCGTGGAAAGACCCGATTGATACCCTGCGCATTTTGCTGGCGGCGCAACCTGTGCATGTGGACCGGCAGCGGCAGGGATGGCAGGGGGGGGGGAGTTTTTGAATGACGAAATCAGAATGAGGAATGACGAAAAGCAGCAACCAACAACAACACACAACACGATGAAAGACACTTGGGAATACTGTCAGCATGATGTGAACTGGCCGAAGGTGGCCGGGGAGTCGGTGGATCTGCCGCAGCAGTGGCATGCGCTGGAGCTGGGGCAAAATGGGTGGGAACTGGTTTCCACGGTAAGGACGCCGAGCGGCACGGTGAGCAGTTTGTTCAAGCGGCGGGTGGCAGACTGCAAGGCGGCCATGGTTCCTGCCGGTGAAACGGTGAAAACCGGCACGGCGGAAGCCGCGCCCTCCGTGAAGAAAGGAGGGCGCAAGGCATGAGTGCGATCACGTTACGCGACTTTGAGCGGGAGATTCGCACGCTCATCCGCAGCCGGCATGGGATCGCTATTAGCCTGACCTATGAGCAGGTGAAGGGGCTTCTCAAAGCATCGAACCTCTCGCACGGCGATGCGTTCATGCGGAAGATCCGGGACAACGGCATGCTGCGACCGCTGCCCGCGCCGCCTGTGGCCGGTCATGCGCGGTATGGCGTGGATGCGGTGGTGCGTTTGATTGTGAACCTGAACGGAGGCTCGATGAACTGACATGTCCGCGAAACGCAAACCGACGACGAAACCCGCCGCACTGCCGCTGGTGGTGAATCTGGCGGAGATGGGACGAAAGCCGGAATGGGCGGCAGTGACGGGAGCGTTCGCCAGCCTGCCGGAAAGCACGCGGCATGTGCTGCTGCACTGGCTGGCTTTCCATCTGGGCAGCGCCAGAACGGACCATGAGAGCGATCCGCTGGCTCCGGCGAGTTACCGGGATCACTGCTGCGGGCGGGCTACGACAGCAAACCAACTGCTGGCGGAGGCGCGGGCGCTCATGCTCGGACAGCCGGAGGCGGTGAGCCGTGCGCTGAAGGTGTATTTCGGCGCGGGCAAAGAAGAGCAGGAATGATTTTCTGTTTGCCGCTGTTTGCGACAGCGGGCGGTAGCCGTGGCGCGGGCGGTGGTGGCATGCTGCGGGCATGGCTGAAAAACACATCAAGGCGTCTGCCACGCCTGCCGCCGCATCCACGGGGTCTCCGAAGGCTGCGGTGTCGTCCGTGCCCGCAAAACCGTCTCTTGCCGGAGCTTCCGCGTCGTCCCTGGAGGACGAGCTGATGGCCGGGATGGGCGTGACGTTTGTGGGTGTGCCGGATGGAGGAGACGAAACCGATTCACCCCAGGCAGAGGCATCCGAGGCGGCAGCCGAGGACACCGAAACCCCAGGAGAAACGGAGCAAGACAGTGATCCTGCCGAAGCTGAGAACGCCGACGAACCCGATGCCGACGAGGCAGCGGAGGAGGTGGCCGACGAGGCGGAAAGCAAGCTCGGAAGCTATGAGCAAAGTGTGGTGGACTCTCTGAAATCGCATCCCGATTTCAAAGGCGTCGCCAAACGAGTGGCAAAGGCGTTTGAACTTTCCGTGAGCCGCCGCGAGGCGCTGAAGGAGAAGGAAAGCGAACTGGCCGCGAAGGAAACGACCGTGAAGGAACTGGAGGCCCGCTTGCAGGAGACTGCGGAGAAGGTCGCCGCCGCTCCGGCTGGCCCCTTGGCTCATCTCGCCGACGAGCAGGCTCTCAGCGGCGAAGTCGAAAAGTGCGTGGAGTTCCTGAAGTGGGTGAAAAACACCCCTGATGCAGCGAGCCATTACCGCGACACTGCCGACCAGACCGCCGAGGAGCAACTGGAGGCGAATCAGCGTTACGCGCTTTATGTGCTGGAGAACCAGGGCAAGCAGCGCGAGGTGCTGAAGCAGCGCCAGACCATCCGGGCCGAGGTCAAGCAGCAGCGTCGGACGCTGTTCGATCCGAGGCACGAGGATCACAGAACGCTGACCGAGCTTTACCAGTCCGATCCGCGCACCCGCAGTGATTTTGACCAATGGATCGCCGACGCCCTCCGTGGCCGGCAGATCCGTGAGGCAGCGGCGAAAGCCCCGGCCAAGGAATCGCCAGCGGCGAAAGCTCCGCTCAAGGAAGTGAAGAAGGTTTCCAAGGCCGATCTGCCCGCGCCCAAAACCGTCAGCTCCCTGCCCCTCCGTGGCGGTGTGCTCGGTGACGCGGAGAAAGCGGCGGCCAAGCTCAAACAAGGAGGACGCCTTTCCTTCGATGAAATGGCGGATTCCGGTCTCATGTCCCGCCGAGTGGCGTGACGCTTTTCATCCATCCCTAACTCATTTCTGTTATGTCCAAAATTCTCGATACCGATTTCAGCACAACCACGTTCCGCGAACGTGACGTGAAGAAAAACCCCGTCATTCTCATCGGCACGCAATGCCCGGTGACTTCCCGCATGCGCAAGGCTCCCAAGCCGCTTTCCTCCACACCGGAGTGGGTGGTGAAGACCTACGCCACGCCCGTCACCACCGGCACCATTGAAGGAGCCGCCCCGACCTCCGCGAACGCGGAAGACAACCTGAGCAACAAGGGCTTGCTCAAGTCCCGCTTCATCAAGTCCCGCCGCTTTGTGATGGTTTCCGACGAGGCCAATCTCATGGCGAAACAGTATGGCGTCAGCGCCGCCACCGTGTTCGCCGACAACCGCACCGACAAGGGCGTGGAGATCCACCGCGACATCGAGGCCGTCACGCTGAAGGATCAGGAATCCGTCGCTCCGGTGGCGGACACCACCGCGTCTGTCACCCGTGGCATCCCGCGCTGCCTGGCGAATGGCAACGGCAACTTCACCGATGCCGACACCACGCCCGCCGCCGCCTACCGCACGCCCACCGGCAGCATCATCAACAACAAGGCGAATGCCAGCGATGTCACCGAGGCGGACATTCGTGGCGCTCTTCAGAGCGTGGCGGAAACCCGCAAGATCGACAGCACCAGCTTCCTGGGCGTCTGCCGTCCGGCGATGCGCAGCCAGTTTGCCAGCTTCACCTTCACCGACACAAACGGCTCCACCAGCAGCAACTTCCCGCTGCGTCGCTGGAACCAGACCGAAGGCGAGATTGCCAGCATGGTGACGCGCTACAACAGCGACTTCGGCCCCATCGACCTCATCACCAGCCACCTCATCGACAGCACCTGCCACATGCTCGGGCTGGACATGGACGCGCTGGAGATCGGCTATGCCCTGGCTCCCACCTATGAGGAGCTGCCCCGCGACGGTGCCAACCAACGCGGCCAGTGGCAGGCCATCTATGTGCCGATGGTTCTCAACAACCAGGCGCACTTCATCGCCACTTCCCGCGCCACGGCCTAAGGCAAGCGCGTGTGCATGATGCCGCCGCTGCCGGGTTTGTCGATGTCCCGGCAGCGGCAGGTGTCAACCTTTCACCCCCTTCTTCCCGAGTATGAGTCAAAGCGTGATGGATGCCTATGCCGCGTGCCCGTTCCTGATGGACGGATTACGCCAGCAGCACACCACGTTCCGCACTCGCTTTCAGGAGGAGGTTCTGAAAAAGTCACGCGCCGCCGCCGCCTATGTGAAGAACCTCATGGGCATTGGCATGCGGGCGAACCGCAACCTTGGCGGCCTTCGGATCGCGCACTGCATCCCGAACGAAGTGATGGCCGCGTGGTCTGCGAAGTTCAAGGAGCAGGACGAGAACGCGGGCATCTACCACACCACCGGCTGGGAGTGCTGGCAGCCTGGCAGTGACTTTTACGAGTGGTTCAAGAAGCACAATCCCGAGTTCTTCCCCATCGAGGAGAAGAGCGGGAACAGCATCATCGTGCCGGCATCGAAGTATGAGCGCATCATTGTCGCCAAACCGCAGGCGCAGCCGCGCATCGTGGCGAAAGCACCGCAAGGCCCGGCCATCCTCGTGAGCAAAGGAGGCCCGGCGTGAATCCGGCCCTGCACATCTCCTACGATGACCAGATCATGAACTTTGCAGCCCGCAACGGCCGCATTGATCCGAGCACCGGAGCGCACAACCTGACCACGGGCGACCTGCGCATGCTCTCCGTGTGGCTTTCCACCGCCATCGAGGAGGCGTGGAACCGCCCGCGTGGCAAAGACTGGGTGTGGCCGTTTTTGGTGAACAGCGCCACGCTCACCGTCACCAGCGGCATCATCGCGCTGGCGGACATTTCTTATGGCCCGTGGATTTCGCTGTGGAGCGCCGACCCGCGCACGGCGAACAGCAACGCTTACCGCGTGCCCGTGCGCGTCATCGACGCCAGCGGCATTTATCCGCAGTGCGATCTAGGCAGCGTGTTCGGCCTGTATGTGGCGCGGGTGCCGGAGTTCAGCAGCACGCAATGGAGCGGTGCCACGAGCTACGTCACGGGCGATGTCGTTTATGACAGCACCACCGGCCAGTGCTGGCGGGCTAAAACCGATGTGACCGGCGGCACGGGCATTCTGCTGAGCAATGCGACTTATTGGGAGGAGCAGTTAATCCCGCGCCAGTTTGGCGATTACCTCACCTGGTCCTGCCTGAGCATGGCGCGAGACGCGGCCGGCCAGGAGCAGACCGCCGAGCGGCTGGCCAACAGCGGGCTGGAGGCGCTGGAGCGCGAGTTCATCGCCGCTTTCCGTGACAGCCCGACCGGCAGCGGCAAACCGTTTTACGTGGGAGGACTGTGGCGATGAGTCTGGAGGAACCGCAAGAAGGACTGGAAGCCCGCATGGAGGCCCGCGACAAGCCGGACCACCGCATCATGCGCGACATGCTGCGGGCCGACATCATGAGCTGGCACTCGCTGGGCTTGTTTGAGGATCTGCAACGCGCCCACCGCACGCGGCATTGCTGGTGGAAGACAAAGAACTACGAAGGCACCAAGGACGAGGAGCTGATGGGCACGAAGAAGGTGTTCCCGTGGCCCGGTGCGCCCGACTTGGAAAGCCGCATCGCCGACCAGCAGGTGAACGAGCACCTGGACATCCGCATGATGGCCTGGTGGATGGGCGAGAAGATCGTGCGCGCCCGTGATGTCATGGATGACAACGGCAGCCGCAAGGCGCAGGCATGGCGACATGTGCTCGATTACGAGCTGGACCTGTCGGAAGCCGACCGCGTGAACGCGCTGGAGCTGCTATGGAACTGCGTTGAAGAAACGGGCTATGCCGTGTGGCGTGAAGGATGGTGCCGTCAGTGGCGCAAGGGGCGCAAGCGCATGAAGTTTGATGCCGTTGTGAACGCGCTGGCCGAGCAGTTGTGGAATGAAAGCACCGGCGCAGGCGCGAACGTGACGCCGGACATGGTGCAGGAGCAGGCCATGATCCAGACCGAGGAGGCGCTGATGAACTCCGCAGGCGAGGCCATTCTGCTGCCGCTCATCGCCGCGATTGATCCGCTCATCTCCGATAAGGAGGCGAAGCAGCTTTTGAAGCAGTTCCGCAAGAACCGGCTGGAGGAGGCGGATTACTTCGCGCCCATCCCTGTGCCGGGCATGCCGAAGCCCAAGGCGCTCGTGCCGGGCATTGACTGCCTGTTTCCCGGTGTCTCGCAGAATCCAGCGGAAACGCGATTCTGGGAGTTTGAGTGGGTGACGCGGGCGGAAATCCTCATCCGCGCCGAGCGCGAGAAGTGGAACGAGGAATGGACGCAGCAGCTTTTGAACAATCCCGGCCTTGTCGTGGACTGGACGCAGATCGGCATCACCACCTCCGGATGGGAACTCAACGGCATGGATGTGGGCGTGCAGCTTCAGACGCAGGCATTGCAGGAGGCGGGCATGTATCAAATCGCCCACCTGTGGCAGTGGGGCGTCAATGACATGGGACTGCCCGCGCCGTTTCATACCATCGTGAGCGGCCACATTGACGGCTACGCGCTGCATGAGTGCGACCCCTACGCCACGGGACGCATGCCCATGCTGTTCGTGCGCCGGGAGAACAAGCGCAACATCGCCGTCAGTTCCAAGGGCATCGGCCATGAAATGCTCTCCCCGCAGCTTGCGGAGAAACAGACGATGGACGCGCTGCTGTGCCAGACGCAGCTTCGCGCCGCTCCGCCTTTGCTCGAATCCATCGACGGCGGAGGCGATGGCATGCGGCCCGGTGCGCGGATGGCGATGCACTCGCGTTTCCTCACGGGCGGCGGCGGCCCGCGCTTCCTCGAAGTGCCGGAAGTCAGCGGCGGTGTGATCCGCGTGCTGGAGCTGAACCGCGAGCGGGTGAATGATTTTTACCTGCGGGGGCCGAATGTTGACCCTGACCAGAAACGAGCACGGCGCATGCGCCTGCTGCACAACGCCTGCGCTTTCTACAAGCAGATGGTGGAACTCATGTGCCTGAACGTGCAGAAGGATGTGGACGAGATCCGCATCGGCAGCGTGGCGGGCGTGCTGGTCAATCAGGTGTTCACCGCCGAGGACTTGGAAGGCGATCTCGATGTGACATTCCGCTGCGATGTCAGCGCCACCGATTTGGAACTGGCACGGGCGAAGATCGAACTGGCGCTGAAAGCCCTGTCCTTCGACCGCAGCGGCCAGGCGAACACACAGGTGTGGTTCCGTGAAGTGGTGGGCTGGATCGACAACCGCCTGCAAACGGCGGGCATTCAGGGCATGGAAGCCGCGACCGAGCAGGCCGTGCGCGAGACGAATCAACTCATCGCGCAGATGGTGGCCGGCATCGTGGTCATCCCCGAGGCGATCAGCAAGCCCGTGGGCAATCCCGAACTGCGCATGCAGATCCTCCAGCAATGGGCCGAGCTGCCGGTGAACCAGCAGAAGCTCGCCAGCGATCCGCTGCTGATGGAGCAGATGAGCAAATACTCGCAGTTCCTCCAATTTCAAAACGAGCAATTCAATCAGAACGCCGACATCGGCCGCCAGTTTGGCGTGAACCCCGATTTGAAGAACCTGCAAGCGCCCGCAGGCATGGGTGCTCTGGGGCCGCCGCAGCAAGCGCAGCCCGCCTGACCTCCGCCTTTTCTGTTTGCCGCTGTTTCCAACAACTCACACGCCCCACCGCCAGCACTTCGATTTAATCTCAACCGCCGCCCGTTATGAAATCTGTCCAATACAAAGCCGGAACCTATGTCGCCCAAGAAAACGGCGAAGTGCTCAACGTGCGGCCCCTGGGCGGCAACAGCATCATGCTGAGCAACGGTGAGCGCGTGCAGGTGAAGCGATACTGGACGGAATCAGCGATTGCCACCGGAGCCAGTGACACGCAGGTGCTCGACACCGCGCCGACAGGTTATTATTACGTCGTGCTCGGTTACACGGTGATGTGTGACGCGGCCACGCTCGTCACCTTCCGCAGCAATTCCACCACCATCGGCATGCCGCTTTCCTGCGCAGCGAATGGAGGCATCACGCGCCACGTCACCGGCCAGCCGCTTCTGGTGTGCGTGCCCGAGCAGAAGCTCGCCATCACGACGAGCGGCGGGAACACCTATCTGGATCTGCATTACATCGAAGTGCCGCTGAATGTGGACATTCTCTGATTTCCCAAACGCCAAACCTAGCACCCCATGAAGAACAAGACCCTCAAGACCCTGACCGCGCTGCTGCTTCTGGTGGCGTTCACCTCCACGCAGGCCGCCGTGACCGGCCGCAGCGCGGACAACTCGATTGCCGGCACGGAAAGGCTGCTTTCCGATTCCAGCGGCACCGATACCTACATCACGGTATCCACCTTGCTGGCGGCCATCACCTCGCTTTCCAGCCCGACGATCACCAGCCCGACGATCAGCGGCGCGACGATCACCACCAGCACGTTCAACGGCAACACCTGGACGGCTGGCAGCGGTGTGCTGACGATCAGCGCCGCCAAAACGCTCACCGCCAGCAACACGCTCACACTCACCGGCACCGATGGCAGCACCGTGGCCTTTGGCGCGGGCGGCACCGTGGCCTATGCCACCGCCGCGCTCTCGCAGTTTGCCGCCACCACCAGCACCGAGCTGGCGGGCGTCATCTCCAATGAAACCGGCAGCGGTTCGCTGGTGTTTGCCACCAGCCCCACGCTGGTGACTCCCGTGCTCGGCGCGGCCACCGCCACCAGCATCAACAAACTCACGCTCACCGCCCCGGCCTCCAGCGCCACGCTGACGATTGCCGATGGCAAGACCCTGACCGCCAGCAACACGCTCACCTTCACCGGCACCGATGGCAGCAGCGTGGCCTTTGGCACGGGTGGCACCGTGGCCTACACGGGCGGCACGCTGGCGCAGTTTGCCAGCACGACTTCCGCGCAACTCGCGGGTGTGATTTCCAATGAAACCGGCAGCGGCGTGCTTGTGCTCGCCACCAGCCCCACGCTTGTGACTCCGACTCTGGGCGTCGCCACGGCCACCAGCATCAACAAAGTCACCTTCACCGCCCCGGCCTCCGGCAGCACGCTGACGATTGCCGATGGCAAGACCCTGACCGCCAGCAACACGCTGACCTTCACCGGCACCGACAGCACCAGCTTCAAGTTCCCCGCCACCAGCAACACCGTGCTGACCTCCAGCCTTTCCACCAACGACGTGGACGCGGCGAATGCGATCTGGGGAGCCAGCAACGCGCTTGTGCTCGAAGGCGCGACCGCGGACGGTTTTGAAACCACGCTTTCGCCCGTTGATCCCACCGCCGACCAGACGGTGAGCCTGCCGAACTTTGCCGTGAACTACGCGCTGCTGGGCAGCACGCTGACCACCAACAACATCAGCGCGGCCAATTCCCTTTGGGGCATCAGCAACGGACTCGTGTTTGAAGGCGCGACCGCCGACGCCAGCGAGATCACCCTTTCACCTGCGGACGCCACGGCGGATGTGACTTACCTCCTGCCGAATGCCGCCGCCGCGAGCTACGCGATCATGAGCAGCACGCTGGCGACGAACGCGCCCGACATCGCCAACAGCGTGACCGGGGCCAGCGCGTCGCTCGTGTTTGAAGGCACGGCGGACGGTTTTGAAACCAGCCTGACCGCCACCGATCCGACCGCTGACCGCACCGTGACGATTCCGAACGCCACCGGCACCGTGATCTTGGCGCAAGCCAGCACGGCCACCGCGCTCACCGCAGACAACCAGGCCGTGACACCCGGCAGCAACAACCGCATCCAGCTTTCCAGCGACGACGCCACCGCCAGCAACCGCACTTTCACCCTGAGCGCCACGGGAGCCATCACCGGCCAGATTTACATTCTCATCGCCCCGGCCTCCAATGCCTGCGAACTCGCCGACACCGGCATCCAGGTGCTTTCCGCCGCGTGGAGTCCGAATGCCAGCGACACGCTCACCCTGCTGTTTGACGGCACCAACTTCATCGAGCTGGCCCGCAGCGCGAACTAAGCCCGCAATGAGCGGAGAAGAGTCTCCGCGCTCCCTTCCTGCCTTATGCTTCATGGCCCGCCCACTCCGCTGGAATCACAACTGTGCCTGCTGGGCTGCGGCTCATCCGGCGCGGGATCTTACGCGGGGCCGTTGAATTTGCTGACCTCGCCCACAGTGGCGTTTGCGGTGTCACCGCAACGTTTGTGGGGTGCGTTCGCCGGGAGCAGCATGCGTTTGCGCAGTGATGGCAGCGGTTCTCCTGAGTCGGATTTTGGTTTTACAGGGACAGGAAATCTGGACACGGCGGCCATCACGGCCTGGCTCACCAGCACCGGAGGGAGCAATGCTTACTGTCGCACGTTTTACGACCAGAGCGGCAACAGCCGGAACGCCGGACAGAGCACGGCGGCGAATCAACCGCTGTATGCGGCAGGTTCTTTGGGGCGTGGGCAGCTCACGTTTGACGGATCGAACGACTGCCTCGACACCGCAAGCTGGAGCATGGCGCAGTCCTTCACCATCTGGCAGGTGCTCGACACCGCAGCGGGAGCTTTCAGATATTCAGCGGGCACGATTGGCACCACGCCGACGTTTGCAGGATTGTATCAAAGCGGATCTGGTTACGGTGCTTACTTTGGCAATTCTGATCAGGTGGGAGTCGGCGGGTGGACCAACAACACGCTGACGTATCAAATTTACAAAGTAAATGGCGCGTCATCAAGCGCACGCAGCAACAACAATGTGAGCGGCACGCTGAACTTTGGCACCACGGGCATCAATGGCGGCTGGAGGGTTGGCAATCGCGCCGACCTCGCAACACCGTGGGCGGGCAAAATCGTGGAGCAAATCATCTTTGCCGGAGATGCCACCGCTTTGACCGGCTGGGCGGCTTTTGTGGCCGACCGGCGCACCTACTACTCGCTGCCATGATTCGTTATGTTCCATCTTCCGCCGCTAGCGAACTCAGTGACGCGCTGTGGGCGCTGAGCCGACCGCCACAAACGCGCCAGCCGCAGGACACGCAATATTTGTTTGGCTGGGTGACGGCGCTGGATGGCACGCGCTGGTTGCAAGTCGCGGATGATTGCGAGATTCCAATCCATCCGCAGGCCGAATTGAACGGCATTGCCAACATTCTTCAGCCTTGGATTGACGGCGGACACCTGTCTATGGACACGAACACGCAACTGGCCGCGCTGGTGGAATCGCTGCGAGGGCAGCGGCTCGTGGTGTGGGAGGCGTTTCCGCAGCTCTTCAAGGACATGAGCAAAACCCATGACGAAATGATCGCCGCCGGATTGCTGGCGGAACCTGTGATGCCGTGAGCAACCCGATCACCGACCAGGAGGACGCGAACAAAACCGTGCAGTTCAGCACGATCTGGCGCGGGCTGGCGGTGCTGGCCTTTGCCATGCTGAGCTTCATCACGGCGGGCCTGTTCACCTGGGGGCTGTGGGTGACGATGACGCTGCAAGCGCATGAGAAGGTGCTGGCCGTGTTACAGGATCGCGGTGGCGGCAAGGGCATCACGCAAAGCGTGAACGTGGGGCAGGCTGACAAGGCGCTGGTGAAAGACAGCGCGAAGATCTGGCTCACCACGAAGGACGTGGCGACGCGAGAAGGCATCTCCGAGCGCACCGTCATCAACTACATCGAGCAGGGCATGATTGATCCCCTGCCGCGCAAGAATGGCAAGGCGTGGGAGATTGCCGAAAATTTCCGCATTGTGCCGCCAGATACGGAAGAATGCCGCAACCTCGCCGCGCAGCAGGGGGAGGAGGACGGACCATGATCTGGCCTTTCCGCAAACCCAAGCCTGCCACGCGCCGCCGCACGCTCGACGGTGCGACGGTGAAGACCATGCTTTGGGACGCGCTGAAGCATGCGACCACGGCGAATTACCGGCACCTGACGCTGAAGGACAAGCTGACGGTGTGCGACATGGACGCCATCGCGGCGGCGGGCAGGAAAGCCTTCATGCCGTGGAAGAAGGATGTGTGGGAGTGCGAGGATCAAGCCCGCGCCCTGCTGCATGAATGCCAGCGCCGTGCCGCGAATGAAGGCTGCTCCTGGGCCTGCGGCATTCTGCGTGGGGATGACAGCCGCACGCATGACATCAACCCCATGCTGCATGTGTGGCTGTGGGCCATCGTGGAGAAACCCGGCGCGACACGCTTTCCCGAGTGCCGCGTCATGTGCTACGACGCCACCGCGCAAGCATGGGCGGATCTGCGGGACATCAACGACGTGGACTTTTCAATGACATGAACTTTACCCCTCGCATCGCCCTGCATCGCGGGACCGGCTTCGTGGGCTGGGCCATTCAAAAGCAGACCCGCAGCGTGTATTCGCACGCCAGCATGCTCATTCCCGGCACGCGGGACCGCATCATCGAAGCCCGCGAATTTCAAGGCGTGCGCTTGCACACGCTGACGGAGGACGAGCTGCGGCACATCGACTGGTTCGCCGTGCCGGACATGACCGTGGACCAATACGAGCGCAGCATCCAGTTTGCGCTTCAGCAGCTCGGCATGCCTTACGACTACTGGAGCGTGGCGCGGTTCCTGTCCAAACGCCCTGCCCGCGAGAACGGCAAGTGGTTCTGCTCCGAGCTGGTGCATAAATCCCTCTCCGAGTCCGGCGTGCGCCTGCTGCACCGCATTCCTTCCGCCGAGATTTCCCCCGGCATGCTGAGCTATTCCCCACTCATCGCCCAAGTGTCACCGCCATGAGAGTCCTGCATTCGTCCTTCCTCATTATGGTTTCGTCATTCCTCGCGTCTTGCGCAGGCGACATCGCGGGCCTTTCCCGTGACGAACGCCTGACCCTCTACGGCACCGCCGCCACGCTGGCCGGCAAGCCGGAGATCGCGGCCATCGCCTACGGCCTGCGCAAGCCGGTGACGAGCGCCAAACAACCCAAGGAGGTGCGGCCATGACCGGGCTGGTGCTGGCATTGGCTTACATCGTGGGCTTCGCGCTCGTCGTGTTCGGCGTGTTTTACCTCATCAACAAGACCTGAAACTTGAAACCTTAAACTTCAAACTTTCTGCATGAACATCTTCCTTGACCCCGGACATGGCATGTCCAACCGCAAGCCCGGCGTGTATGACCCCGGTGCCACGGTGCGCGTGGGGAAGGAGGACGTGACGGAGGCGGGAATTGTCATGGCGTGGGCGAATGAACTCCGCGCCCTGCTCATGGCGCAGGGCCACACGGTCATCCGCAGCCGCAAGGACATGCTCGATCCCGCTCCGCTCGGCGATCGCGTGGAGGATGCGCATCATTACAAATGCGATGTGCTGGTAAGCCTGCACTGCAACGCGGCGAATGGCAAGGCCAACGGCACCGAGACGTTCTTCCGGGGCGAGCGGAATCGCGCCTTTGCGCAGCGATGCAACGATGCCGTCGTGCACGCGCTCGGCACGCGCAATCGCGGCGTGAAGACCGAGAGCGCCAGCCAGCATGCCCGCCTCGCCGTGCTGGCCTTCCCCCGCGCCGTGCTCATCGAGCTGGGCTTCATCGACCACCCCGGCGACCGCGCCCTGCTGCTCGATCCCAAGCGGATGCTGCAAGCCTGCGATGCCCTCTGCGATGCCATCACCGGCATCAACTCCTAACTCATCACTTCTAACACTTCACATTCATGGCCTTCGATCCCCAAGAACCGACCGCTTTTCAACTCGTCGCCACTCCGGTGGTGGAGGAGCGGTCCTGCTTGGTTTTCGTGCCGCAGAAGAAATTACTGAACAGCACCTCAATTGCCCGTGGCACCACGCTGGCGACGTTTTGCGGGGCGAACCAACTGGCAAACATCGGTGAAGGAATCACGCATGGTTATGGCGACTACACCCTGACGGAGCCTGCCGACGCGCCGAGCGGTTATCTCGGCTTCTATTTCTGCAAGCCGAAAACAGCCGAGCAGGCGGGCACGGCGATCCGCAGCTACTACGACGTGGAGCCGAGTTATTACTGGCCCCCGGTGCTTCAGCAAATCGACACGCTGCAAAAACCTGACGGCACCTATTCCCTCAAGCCGACATTCAAAGAAAGCTACGACGGCCCGACGCGGATTCTGGTGCAGGAGTTTTTCAGCCCTGACCCGTTTACGATTTCCGCGCCCACCGTGATGCGGCCGTTGAGTTTTGACGGCGTGCTGCGGGCGAACCTGCTGCCGTATGATCTGAACATCGGCAGCCTGCAACTGCCGCGCTGCCTGCGGGGAAACTACACGATCAGCGTGGCGCTCGATCCGCCTGTGACGATTGGCTCGATCACCTGGCTGAACGCGGTCATGAGCATTCCCGCAACGAATTTCACCGACTGGCCCGCCAGCCTCGTCATTGACGACCGGCAGCGCCAGGTGAGCGGCGGCTGGCTGCGCCGCACTGTGACCGCTTACCCACCCACCTGATCCTTATGGCCTTCGACGCAAAACCTTCCACACACTTCGGCGCGGGTTACTCCGTCGCCAGCAACAGCATCCGCTTCAACACCAACGACGCGGCCAGCAACAAGACGCTGACCACGCTGACGGACGCCGAGGCCGACCCGACCACGGGCGATTACCGCGAGGTGGTGCGGGCGCTGCTTTACAAGATCGGCACCGACTGGGATGCCACCGCCAGCGCCGACCGCCCGGCGAAAATGACTTTTGCCCGCAGTCTCTCAGTGGAAAGCAGCAGCGGCAACCTGGTGGAGTCCTACATGGTATCCTTCCAAGTCGGCATCACTCGCGGCAATGTCGCCGCTGAATAACACCGCCATGAGTCCCTTTAACGCCCACGGCCAACTCGACACCGGCAGGCTTTTCCAGCCCGCCGCCCCGGTCATGCGTCCCGGCGATGGCGTGAGGCTCGGCGGCGTGAACGGCGTTTACACCGTGAACGTGGATGTGCCGCAGCAGACCACGCAAGCGCAGGAGGATGCCGCTGAGTTCTCAGGTGCATGGGCCCCGACCGTTTCCGGGCTGTCGCTCGAACTCACGCCCGGCAGCATCAACGATGGCGTGACGACTTTTCTGCCGGCTGTGACCGGGCTAAGCCTGAACAGCGGCATGAATTACATTTACCTGCGCTGCACGCTCGACCACACCGAGGTGGATGGCTATGTGGTCGGAGGCACGATCACGGCCGCGTCGATTCAAGTCTCATCCACAACGCAGGCCAGCGATGCCACTTATGGGCGCATCCTGCTCTGCACCGTGAACACCAGCACCGGAGACATCACGCGCTATGCATGGTTCAATTTCTCCGCGCAGGTGCGAACACCGCCGACCTTTTACTACTGGTATTCATGACGATCACGACCCCCAGCAGCGATGGTTATGTGCCGCCGTTTGGCGAGGCGTGCGTGTTCGATGTGGACATGGCGATTGGCAGCAATGCGCTGTCGTTAGGAGGTGCCCAGCTCGGCGGGCCTGGAGGCGTGGGCGGCAGCGGAACGCAGTTCGCCACGGGGCGGTTTGTGGTCTCCGGCTGGAACTCCTACACCAACACCAGCGGCTCGGCGGAAACCTACACCATCACGCAACTGGCCTCCAAGATCCCGGCCAAGCTGATTTTCACCATCGACGGCAACGAAGCCACCCTTTCCTTTGGCGGCCCCACCACCACCCAGACTTTGACGGTGAACGATGGCGAGTCCGTCGAAGGTCTGACCATCGCTTGTTATTACTGAAGCCGCTTTGCAACGCATCATTTCTTGTTATCATCCACCTCAACAGCATCACTTCTTCTTATGGCGACTCCCTCCATCTTCAATCGCGGTTATTCGGGCGGCATCGCGGCTCGTGGTCCTGTGCCGGTGGGGCGTGGGGCGTATGACCTGAACCGGGCCGCCGAGCAGACCTTCCGCCGCACGGGGAACCCGGCCATGCTCATGTCGATGGACTTCCGCAATCGCCTCGATGAACGGCGCATGATGCCGATGATGCCGCCGAGCCTGCCGCCGAGCCTGCCGCCGACCATGCAGGCAGGAATGCCTGCAACACCCTCCGCGCCAGCGGAGCCCAAGGGGAACTGGGTGCCGGGTTTTGGTGGATCGCAGATCTTTGTCAGGGACCAGCCCGCCGCGCCTGCGCCCGCGCCGATGATCCCGGCCATGCCGGAACCGCCCGCGCTGAATCCTCCCGCCGCCCGTGCGCAGCCGCAGGGCATGCAGGCAATGCCGCCGCCCATGCCGGTGATGCCGTGGCAGGGGCTTTCCGCGCCCGGAGCGCCGGGCATGGATCGCGCTTTTGGTGGCAGTGTGCCGTTTCAACCGCTGCCGCCCTCGACGCTGGGCGGTGCCACGGGAGTGCCGCCGCCGCCTGCGCTGGACTTCCGCGCTTTGCCCGGGAATCCGAACTACGGCGTGCCGGTGGTGAATGGGGAGGTGCAAAAGCAATTCCTGTCCATGCCGCCCGCGCCTTCGCGCAATGCTCCGCTTTCCGCCGAGGAGATGGGCCGCATCACCGCCGCAGGCTTTGAGCCTTACGAAGTCGGCGGCCAGTTCTTCGACGCGAACGGCCTGCCCTACCTGCGCCGCATCGCGGCCCCGATGGAAACCGTGCGGATCAACGACGACGGCACGCAGACCATCACCCGCAAGCAGCCCGTGGGCACCACGCCTGCGCCTGCGGCGGTGAAGCCGCAGGCGAAGAACCTGCCCAAACCTGCCAGCTCCTTCCTTTCCAGCTTTGGCCTTTGATTTCCCATGTCCTACACTCCCGACCAGCTCGAAGCCGATGTGGGTTTCCTCACCAGTCTGCCGCAGTGGCAGGATGAAACCAAGCGCCCCGAGTTCATTCGTGAGGTGGCGACCAAGGCCCGCACGGAAGCCGACCCGGACACGCACCGGCAGCTTGTCGGCGAGTTGTGGAATCGGGCGCAGGGCGGCATGGTTCAGCGTGGCGTGGATTTTGTGCAACGCAGCGCGGGCGAAGTTCTGAAAAGCATCCCTGCTGCTCCGGCTGCCGGGATGCTGGCGCTGAGCGATGCCGTGGGCGCGACGAACAGCGGCAGCGGCACCCGGCTGGAACGCGGACTGGTGGACACGGCGGACGCTGCCGCTCAACGTCTCAAGCGTTCGCCGATCAGCCTCATGCTGCCGCAAACCGGCGTGTTCGGCATGCTGGCGGACAAAGTTCTGCCAGACGCGCAAGCCGCCCGAGATCAAACAATCGACGCGCTGCGCCGTGACCTGGATGCCGGGGCGCATCCGCCAGGACTGGAACGCTGGTTGAGCGGGGATGACGCGCCCGATGCGGAAACGAAGCCGTGGGTGGACGCGCTCACCCGTGGCATCGCCACTCGTGCCGTGGCTGCGGATCACGGCGGCAAACCAGACCCGCAGAAAATCACCGAATGGCTGCAAAGCGACCGCAATCCTGCGTTTCTCGACAGCGACACGCCAGGCGTGCCCGGACCGCGTGCGCTGCTGGCGGATTATCTCGTCACCCGTGACCCGACAAGCTGGGAGGCGTTCAAGGCCCGCGTCACCGAGACAGACAGCCAGCGCACGACACGCCTGCGCCGTTTCGCGGCCGAGGCGCCTGAGTTCACGGCAACCGTGGCCGCCGCGCCGAAGGATTCGCTGGCGCAGGAAATGATGACTCGCAGCGCGGACATGCAGACCAGCCCGCTGGATCTCGCCACCGCCGCGCTGCCCGCGCTGCGCAGTGTGCGGATCTTGAAAGCGGCGACCGCAGGCGCTCAAGGTCAAGGCTTGCTGCGGCGTGGACTCGATGACGCGGCCCGCGAGTTCGGCCAGGAGGCAGGCACCGAAATGCTGAGCAATCCAAACGCCAGCACCTCACAAATTCTTGAAGCCGGGGCAATGGGTGGCGTGGGGCAGGCTGCTGTCAGCGCCCCGTCTGCTGTGGCCGGCACCGTGCTGAACCGACTGCAATCCCCTTCTGCCAGCGTAACTGACAGGACCGCCACGCCCCCGGCCAATCAAACGGTGCCGGATGCGTTTGGCGGTGCGGGTTCGACTCCCGCCGCTGGCGCTCCTTCCCCTTCCCCGCTGGGCGGCATCGCCCGCAGGGCCGGGACGGTGGATGTCGCGCCGCTGGTGCCGGGGCTGGAGGAGGACACGGGGGCGCTGACGGCGCAGGACGTGCAAGACTTGGAGAGGGGGAGAGGGGGAGACACTGAGACAATCAGACAAGGAGACAATCAGACAGGGCGGCAGGCGATTTTGACGAATGTGCCGGACGCGGTAACGCAGCCGGACAACGGACCCGCGCAAACCATCACTGGCTCCAATGTGCAAACGGGCACTGATGCATCCTCCGAAGCAACGCGAAGGATGGAAATGCCAGTGCCGCCCCCGACTGCGGACGCAGGTGCCGGGGCGGGCGCAACCGTGCCGGATGCGCAGGGGGTAGGACAAGAACTGTCCGACGCTTCCCAAGTCTCCCCGTCTCCGTCTCTCCCAGTCTCCGAGTCTCCTGCGCCTCTTATGCTGCCGAGCCGGAACTTCACGGGCGGGCTGGCGCAGCAGCTCGAAGGGAGCGCGGCCACTCTTGGCCGCAATGCAGCGCGAGGCACCAGGAACCCAGAACCCATCACCACTAACTCTTCACTCTCGTCTGCCTACGCCCAAGCCGCCCGCGGCAGCAGCAGCGCGATGGTGCCGATCTCCCGCGTCTATGAGCAGGCGAAGGCGCAGAACGCGGCGCTGACGGTGCCGCAGTTTCTCGCCGATGTGCAGGCGGCGGACCAGCGCGGCGAGGTGCTGCTGGAGCCGTTTGATTCCCCCGCAGGCTTGCAAGCGGCGGGTGAGTTTGTGGTGCGGAATGCCAGCGGGGTGCCGAGTGTGAATATGGCGGTGCCGTCGCCGCAAGGAATGACGAATGAGGAAGGACGAAGGACGAATGGCTTGCGGAATCCGGCCGAGCGTGGCAGCGGTGCCGTCATGGCATCCCAATCTGGGGCCGCCCAAAATGCAGAGCCTTCGCCGGGCGGTCTTTCTGAGGCGGAGATGGTGGGTAAATTATTGGCCGATAAGATCGGCGTCATGCGGAGCGATGCCTCACGATATGATCCTCCAAGTGAATTGTGGCAACGGCCACGTTTTCAAAACCGGGCGATCCGTGTGGCAAAATTGCCAGGCCGCGACGCCTTGAGAGCGTATTTTGCAGACAAGACAACGCTTGATTTTGAACCGCCAACAAGATCAGATGGAAAGCCTTTGTTTGATGTTAGCAGTTATAATGCAGACGGTGGTTTTCGCGCGGCAGTGATGTCTGAAAGTCCACAAACTCGGTGGAAAAATTCAGTAATTACTCGAACATTGACAAACGATAGAACTGCTTATGCCGAGTTTGTTGGGTTTGTCTGGCCTGCATCCACTGGATATATGATGCAGCCTTTATTTGCTGCTTCTTTGGCTAAAGAGAAAATGATTGATGATCTGTTGGGACTGGCGCAGGCAAACCAGTGGCCCTATGGAATACATGAAAATCCAATTTCAGGAGCAGAAAGAGATGTGATTTATATCGACACGCCTGCTGGGCAGTTGTCGTTTCATGATTCAAGTCGGCGGGGCCAAATGCCTCCTTATCAGGGGCGCTGGGACGGTTTGACTGGTGCAACAGCCTTTCGTTTGCATCAGCTTTTTAACGATGAAGCCGCCAAGGTTTCCCAAGGCGGCTTCCAGAAGCAAGAGTCGGCAGAGGCTTCTGCGTTCGGTGGCAACGTGGCCGGTATCAATGCTGACGAATCCCCTGCCCCTGTCAACCCTGAATCCTCGCGTGCTGAAGGTGGCACGCTCGCCTCCCCCGCCGAACTCAAAGCCGCGCAGGCGGCGAACGAATCCAAGCTCTCGGCGCTGGGGCTGCCGGTGAAGCCGGGCACGAGGATCTGGGCGGCGGCGAAGATGCGGACGGCGCTGGGGAAGATCGCCAAGGATGGCAGTTATCCGGCGACGATGCGGGCGATGGCGGACCTGCTCACGCGGGTGAATCTGGACAACCTGCTGCTGAAAGTCGAAGCCGATGCGCGGCTGAACTTTGCCGGGAAGTATCAACCCTACAACGACGGGCGCGGTGAGATCAGCCTGAACACCCGCGTGACGGGCCGGGGTGACACGGACATCGTGCAAAGCCTGGTGCATGAGCTGCTGCATCATGCGACGTATCGCGCCCTGCGCAGTCCAAAGAACGCGACGCAGAAGGGGGCTATCGCCGATCTCGAAGCCCTGCGCAAACGTGCACTGGCCGCGCTCTCCGCGCAGGAGCAGGGCCGCCAGTTTGACTACGAGCTGAGCAACACGGACGAGTTCATTGCGGCGCTGTTCACCCGGGCCGATTTCCAGACCGCGCTGGCCGGCATCCCCGCCGACTCCGCGCCGAAGTCCCTCACCCAGCGCATCCGCAGCGTGCTCGATGAAATTTTCCGCGTGCTCGGCGAGCTCGTGACCGGCAAGAAGGTGGAACCCGGCAGCGTGCTGGAGGCCAGTTTCTCCGCGACGTTGAGGCTGATGGAGAACGGCCGCCTGAGCGTGCAGGCCCGCATCGGCAATGCCGTGATGACCCAAGGACCGGGGCCGGTGACCATCCGCGCCGCCGCCCTGCTGGCCGTGAAAGCCTACCACGGCACACCGCACAAGGTGGACAGGTTCAGCACCAGCAAGATCGGCACGGGCGAAGGTGCGCAGGCGTATGGCTGGGGGCTGTATTTTGCGGAGAGTAAAAGTGTGGCTGAGTCCTACAAGGAGGCAGGCGTTGACATTCGCTTGCGTGGACTTTCCCCAGAAAGTAAAGCCTTTCTGGGGGTGGAAGAGCCGAACCTCTACACCGTGGAACTGCTGCCGGACGAGGACGAGTTTCTGGACTGGGACAAGCCGCTGGCCGAGCAGAGTGAGAAGGTGAGGGCGGCGCTGAGTAATGCTCCCCAAATCATTAAAGATTTTGCGCAACGTGTCGAAATGGAAGGAGGGGCTGCATCGAGTGTTTATAATTTTGCCTCGCACGCAGGCAGGCGCGGTGATGTTTCAATGGAGGCAGCATCGCAATTATTTTCCTCCCTAGGCATCCCCGGCATCAAATACCTCGACGGCGGCAGCCGTGCGAAGGGCGACGGCTCGCGGAACTTTGTGGTGTTTGACGAGAAGCACATCCGCATCACCGAGGAGAACGGCCAGCCGGTGGAGGGGTGGCAGACCGCCCCTGTGGGCGGAATGACGAATGGCGAAGGACGAATGACGAATGAGGCGGCGCTGCTGAATCCGGCCGAAGGGCCGCCGATGCTCGAGAACCGCAGCCGCATGGCTTTGTCGGAGCAGGAGCAGCGGATGTATGAGGCGCAAACCAATGCGGGCATGCTGGCAGAAGCCGAGCAATGGCTGGCTGGCGTGGACAATGAAACGGCGGTGCGGCAGATCGAAACGGGACTGCCCCCGGCAGGACTGCGCAGCGATCACCTGCCCGCGCTGACCGAGCGCACGCTGCAACGGCTGGCGGCGGCGGCGACGAGAACGAACGAGATCGAGCGCCTGCAAGCCTCGGCGCTGCTGGATCGCGCTTTCACCGCGCATCAAGACATCATCAACCGTCGTGCGGGCACGGCGCTGCAACAAGTCGGCGCGGCGAATGACCGGCTGGCGCTCATCATGCCGATCATGGGCGCGAAGAAGACGCTCATCGACCGGGCGGAGGCGGTCGTGAAAAACCGTTTTAAGGGTGGCGCGGATGGGGTGGTGGAAAGGCTGAATGCAATTTTAGGCCAGTCTGGAACCGAGGCGAGCAGCCAAATAGCGCAGGCAGTTCAGGGAACACTGGACCTTGCCCCGCCCGTCGATGCGACAGTCGCCCGCGCTGCTACGAATGCCGTGACTCAGGCGGCCAAGACTTACTTTGGCGGCACTTTGCCAGCCCGCGTGAAAATCGTGCATCAAGAGCGAGCCGACTGGGATGCCCGCATGAATGGCAGTGTGCTTGAGTTGAATGCGGCTGCTTTGGAGGCGTCACAAGTGGCTGGTAAAATCGAACATGAAATTGGGCACCTTTTGTTTCAAGACCCGGCCATGCGTCAATATTTTGACACGCTTTGGAATAGTCTTGATGTCAATGAAAGGGCGCAGATCGAAAACATCACCGCCGTGTTGTATGACGCGGTGGATCGTAATGAGGAAAGCAGCGTCCGCGCTCTGGATGCGGTTCGCCAGATCGTGGAGGCCAAAAATCCAAGTTTGTGGCAGCGATTTGTCACCTGGCTGAAACAAGCCTGGGAACGCTTGACGGGGCGTATGCCGCGTGATCCGCGCCGACTGGCGGCGGTGATGATTGAAACAGGCGTGGCGCGGCTTAAAGGCGCGGACGGTCATGTGGCTGGAATCCGCGAATCAAAACGCTCAGATGCGCTGAAAGTTCGCTCGCCTCAACTTGCCAAAATGCTGAACAACCTGCGCCGGAAGATGTATCCGGGCATGGACTGGACGGAAATATTCACCGATCTGCCGAGCACGCAGAAGCAGCGGCAGCTTGCCATTTACCAGCGGCTCATGCAGGACGAGCGGCTGCAAGGGCTGACGGCGCAGGAACGGCTGGACCTGACGAACGAACTCGACAAGGCATGGCAGCGTGAGCGGCGCGAGGTTTTCAAGCGGGAGCTGCGCAAGGCGGGCATCCTGGGCGAGAAGGACGCGGGCGACCGGCTGAAGGTGACGAACGCAATGCCAAAGCTGCTGCGGCTGGTGAACCTGGGCATGTTCAACTCGGCGATGTTCCGCGAGGTGATCGCGCCGCAGTATGGCCTGAAGGTGATCGACTCGACCACGGCGGCCCGCCTGCGCGGCATGGCGGAGGCAGCTTATGCGCAACCGGAAGGCGTGCTGCGGAATCGCAAGCTGGGCGAGCTGCTGAACGCGATGCAATCCGCGACCGGCAGCACGCTGGCGGAGCTGGTGAATAGCTACTGGACGGCGGCGGTGCTGAGCGGCACGCGGACGCAGTGGGACACCTGGATGGCTTTCACCAACGGCATGGGCACGAATTTGCTGCAAGCGGCCGGGCTGCTGGCACGCGGCCGTGGCAAGGAGGCGGTGGCGGCACATGCGGCGTGGTGGCGCGGGCTGCTGGACGGCATGCGCGAGAGCCTGCAAATCCTGGCGAAAGGCGATTACTCCGTGCTGAAACGATTCGGCACGGATCTGAACAAGGCGCTGCAAGGCGAGAGCGGATTCCGCCCGGTGCCGCTGGGCGAGAGCCTGTGGCAGAACGGGAACACCTGGCAGAAATACTTCATGGCTCCCGTGATGATCTGGACGGGCCGCCTGATGGCCGCCGCCGACCATGTGAACAACACGGCGACGACGGCGGGAGCGATGGCGGTGGCACGGGCGCTGCATCCTGAGTTTTACGGACGGACGACGTTCAGCGAGACGGACCGGGCCAATGCACGGGCGCAAGCTCTGCGCGAGGTGACGGGCGGCGCCGAGCCGGTGACGGCGGCGGACAAGGCGACGGTGAGCGTGCGCGTGCGTGAACTGCTCTACGGAGCCATGCGCGAGCCGGAGCGGCTGGAGGCAAACGAGATCGGCGACATGGCCGCCTTCCAGAATGATCCGACGGGCATCTTCGGCACCATCTACGCGGCGATGAAGGCCGGGCTGGGCACGGTGCAGCGTGGCATGGAGGACTATGCGCAGGACATGCAGGCGAGCCAATGGACACGGGCCGCCGCTGGCCTGATGGCGGGCAGTTTGCACGGGCTGACGGGCACGCGGTTCATGCGCTTCGGCTTTAACTTTGGCGCGGAGCTGACGCGCTATGTGCCGGGCACGGCGCTGCTTGACAAGACTTTCAAGGGCGCGGTGTATGGCCGCGATGCGGGACCGATGCAGCGCGAGCTGCTGCTCGGGAAGAACGTGATCGGCCTGATGCTGGGCAGCACGCTGGCGGCGCTGTTCCTGAACAGTGACGACGATGACGAGGGCTGGCAGATCGAGGGCGACTGGAGCGGGCTGACACCGCAGCAGGTGAAGGAGCGCATGAGCGCCGGGCTGGAGCTCATGACGATGTGGAAGCGCGACGGCGACACGGTGCGCCGGGTGTCTTATAAGCAATGGCCGACGATGGGCCTTTTCGCGGTGGTGGGCGGCATGCTGGACGAGAAACGCCACAAGCCTGCGCAGTTTGCCCAGCACGGCACGGCGGGCCATCTGGGCCGCGCTCTGGGCACGGGCATGCTGCAAATCAAGAACGTGTCCGCGATGCGGAATTTGGTGGAGCTGTTCGGGGGCACGCGCTTTGCCGGTGATCCGAGCACGGGCATCATTGACGACGTGGTGAAGACGGCGACGAACTTTGCCGGTGGCTTCGTGCCCACGGCGCTGAAGGACGCCGAGATCTGGCAAGACCCGCGCAATTTCAAGGCCGAGGGCTGGCTCGAAGAACTGCAACGCAGCACGCCGATTGCCCGCCGCTTTGTGAATGACGGCCGCCCGCAGCTCAACCTGCTGGGCGAGGAAGTGAAACTGCAACGCGCCCCTTGGAGCCGGACGATCACGAGCGTGGAAAGCAGCGAGGCCAGCCGCGTGCTGGGCGCTCTGCTGGGCCGTGGCCTCAACCTGCCGCAGCCGAGCGATGCCGTGCTGGTGGTGCAGAACGGCGTGAAAGTGCCGCTGGAAACGCTGGGCCGCGAGAAGGTGTGGCAATACGAGAAGGCCGTGGGCACCGCCTACAAGCAATGGCTGGCCACCGAAGGCAGCGCACTGCTGCAAATGCCCGTGAAGCAGGCCGCCAAAGTGATCGAGCAACGGGCTGCGAGCATCAAGCGCCAGGCGCTAGCGCGGGTGGTGCGGTGAGTTGACAAGCATGGTAGGGTGGAGGCCATGAAACGCTTCACCCTTTCCCTGCTGGTGCTGACGGCGCTGGCGCTGCATGCCAACACGCCCCCGAGTCCCGACGCGGCGCAGGTGATGCGCTACCAGTGCGTGGCCGGCACGGTGCACGGCCTGACGAAAGCCGAGGACCGGCCCGCCACCTTCCGCATCGACACCGCCACCGGCAAAACCTGGATGCTGCAAGCCGTGCCCATGAACACGCCGAATGGCGTCATCATTGTCTCGACCTGGATCGAGGTTCACGAGACGAACGGGGAACTGTATCGGGTGGCGATGCAGAGCATGAGCAAGTGAAATGTATCTAGCTGAACGTCTAGCACCGTGACTTTTGCGCTGGAGTCCTTGTTTTACAAGGCATGCACGATTCCGCGCAACGCATTCTGAATCTGTTATTCAAGGTTCGAATCCTTGTGAGGCAACCACTCCAAAAGGGGTGGTTTATGGCCTGAAACGGGCTGGAAGGGCTGATTTACAAGGGTTTGAGGGGTGAGTTGTGGTCCAGAGGTGTGTCAAAAGCTGATTTTAATTATTTTCATTTATGTTGATTTATGGCGGCGGCTCGTCTAGCAGTTCGTCTAGCAGGATCAAACCACCTGCCCCACCATTCAATGAAACTCCCCGATGAATTGACTCCGCAGGAGCATGGCGTTATTAAAACGGCTCTGCTGGAATTGGAAACACGCAACGCTGTCTGGCTGAAGGACTCGCATTGGTCGCCTGAGATGCGGGCGGGTTTGCAGCGGGATATGGAGCAGGCTAGTGCGCTGCGCGAGAAGTTGCGCGAGGTGTATCTGGTGCCGATGGCACGCCATTGGAGCAAAGGGAGGGCGGCACGATGAAAACGGCTCTGGGATCATACTCGATTTATCGGCAGCCAAAGGCGCGGGCGGAGGGGCTGCCTCAGTTTGAGTGGAAGTGGGTCGTGCGGTTCTTTGTCGGGACGGGCAAGCCGCTGACGAGATCGAAGCACCCCTACCCTATTTGTGATAAGTGCTTGGCGGAGGTGGGGAATCCGGTGGAGACGCGGCCGAATTGCGGGTGCCAGGTGGTGGTGCGGAAGTGGGCGGAGTTGTTTCTGAAGACGCACACGGCGATGCTGCAACGCGGCGAGATGGACCGGCTGACGGAGCTTTTAACGCCGAAGCAGTTCACGTCACCTGCGGAGGTGCTGGCGGTGTATCGGGAGCGCGGGCCGGAGGACCGGGTGCAACGGTTGAACTTTCTGGCGGCGGTGTTTGAGCAGACGACGGGGAAGGACATTTCATGTGTGAGGTGGGAGGATTTGACGGCGGACCTGAAGCTGGACTGGGCCGAGCTGCGCCAGGAGGCTGGCCGCCGCGGCTGGCTGGGGCTGGGTGCTGGCCGGAACATGCCGGCCAATGGTTGGGCGATGCTGCGTGAGCTGAAGCGTGCGGGCAAGCTGCCTGCGCTGGACGATCGCACCGAGGCGGCATGGAACACGACGGTGAACACTTACATGACGAGCATCAATTCCATTTTTGGCGAGAAGGCGCGGACGAAGATCCTGCGGGGGCTGAACGTGCCGCCGCTGGCGGAGTTTCTGGGCTGCCGTCTGGCTTTGCCTGCGCCGAAGGGGCACAAAGAAATCGAGGCGGGTGTGATGGCGCGGATTGATGCGGCGCTGCCGGTGCTGCGGGCGGAGGATGCGCGGGTATGGTTGTTTGAGCAGCTATGTGAGGAGACGGGCATCCGCCCAGTGTCGGTGCGGCGGCTGGTGCCGGGTGATCTGCGGGCGCTGACGACGGCGGAGGCGGCGGAGTGGAGGTCACGCATGGCGGCGGAGTGGCGCGTCGAGGAAGCGGATCTGTGCGAGTTTGGCGGGCTGCTGCGGGTGGCGGCGGCGAAGCATGGGGCGGAGATCCTGACGCCCATCTCGGCGGAGGTGGTGGCGGTGGCGCTGGCGGTGCAGACGGCGGGCAGCCTGATCGGTGCCAGGCATGAGACGGAGGGCCGCCAGCTTCATGCGCGGCTGAATGCGTTTCTGCGCGTCTGTGGCGTGTCGGGCACGCAGGCGGCGTATTTGCTGAGGCATCGCAAGGGGCAGCTTCTCCGTCGTTTTGGTGGCAAGGCAGCGGCGGCGGCGGGCCTGGGCCATACGAGCGAGGCGATGGCGGGACGGTATAGCCGCGAGGATCGCGTGGTGCCTGCGGTGGGCCTGCGGGTGGCGTGAGTGGAGATGGGAAGTAATCGGACAGGGAGATATGGAGACAGGGAGATATGGAGACAAGGAGACAGAGAGATAGTAAGACAGAGAAAAGCCGCAGGACTGGTCCTGCGGCTTTTGATTTTCTGGAATGTTTCCGGTTTTGCGGGTGCTAACCGGAAATGTTGTCTGGATAGTTCTTGTTGTGGCTCATGCTGCGAGCCCTAGCTCGCGGGGTGGTAGCGCCTTGCCTTCGAGCCAGTGGCCGAGCGCCTTTGCTTGTCTGCCATTTTCGGTGCCTTGCATCCATCCGGTGCCGTCCACCGATTCGACTCTCCATCGTTCGCAGATGTGGAGCCTTTCGACTTCATTCACTCGCCCCACATGCACGCGGGCACCTGTCCGCGCCCACATTGGCAGCGAGCGCCATTTCCATTCCGTGGTGCCTCCTATGAAGATCACTTCGGCATTCGCGGGGATGTCTGCGGGCGTCATCCCATCTTGCACGGCGATTGCCAGCGGCCACCCGTAGCGAGCTGCGACGGGTGCATATTGCTCCCACTTTGCCAGCGTGGCCTCGCGGTCTGCCACGACATCGGGCACGAGCACCCATTTAGGTGTCAGTCCCTGGGCTCTCACGTTGCCGAGCATTGCCAGCCATGCTGCTTCGTCCCACGGTCTGCCTGTTGTCCAGCTCGCGAAGGCGTCATTGTCGAGTGCGAACGGCATCCATGGCCGGAGCTTCGTCTTCTTCATCGCGGACGGCCCGACGAGCCAGCCGATGCGGCCATCGTAGCGGCCTGCCCAATAGTGGACGATGGCGCTGGAGTTATTGGACGGCATGACCATCAGTTTCCGCTTCTCATCGCGTGCCATGATCTGCGCCCAATGCAACCCGCCACAACCAGACGCTGCATGGAATGCCGCAGGGGCATCATGCGCAAGGTCGAAGGCTGGAGGTGCGGCATCCATGAGCTATGCGTTCGCCATACACGCCAAGCGCAGCAGCGCGTCCCGAAAGCGAATCGGGGTAGCGTTGGCCTCGCGGGGTGACAGCGTTGGTTTGTTGCGGTCTTTGCCGCGTTGGTCTTGAAATCCGATTTGGTGAGTGCCGACAGGTTTCGACCAGTCCATTTCCTCCGGCTGTCCTTCGCCGCGCCAGTAGAGCCATGTCCGCTTTGTCGCTCGATGGCCGTATGCCGATTGCCAGACTTCGCACACCCAACCAATCCCGCTTCGCGTCCACTTGCCGCGTTCCGGCGCGTTGAGATTGTAGGCGAGCCATGCTCGCGTATTTGCCGGATGTTCCAGCACTCCACCCCAGCAGTTCACTGCAGCGAGTGCCGCCGCGAAGCATCCGCCGTCGTTCATCGGGCGGTTATGCTCGCCGCCCCATCGAGCGTAGTTTGCCACTCCGAGGTTGCCGTATCGCTGGCACGGCGGGTGAGCCACGACCGGCAGCGGGCCGTTGTATAGTCTGGCATCGCGGCTTTCCGGCCATGCGTCCACCCATGCCAGGTCGGAGTAGCATCCGTCAGGTTGCACGAACAGCGCAGCCACAAATGGCGAACAATGCGCTGCACCCAATGCCTGCCGCGCATCGCTTTCCGGCAATTCGATAGTCTGTTGAGCGGCAGTCATGGGTGAGCTTGTGCGTTAGAGCCGCCAAAATGCGCGTCTAGGACTGCGCCGGGTTTGTCTCCCAGAGCGGCCCGCGTTTCTGGGAGGATATGCACTGTGAGTTTGATCTTGCCCAGCGCCGGACGCCCAGCGCCGGGAGCCCGTTTGCGGGGCTCTCCGGCCTTGGTGAGTTGTGGCTTTTTGCGGCTCATGCCCAGTTGACCTCCTCGCAATTGTTCAGGCGCTTGAGTTCGGCTTCCAAGTAGTCGGCACCGTCGGCGGAAAGGCATTTTTCATCGGTGCCTTGATCGCCGTCCACGAAGTGATATTCGGGGTTGAGCTGAACGCGGTCGCTGCCTTCTGAGTGGCTGACTTCTGCCATTGCTGCGCCGGAGATGAAGATTTTGGAGATGCGGAGTTTGTTCATATTTTTGTGAGTTGAGTTTGTGTCTTGCTCGTCTTGAGCATGAGTCATTATCGCCTCTCTATTTCCTACGTCAACAATTATTTCACACGTCACGAATTATTTTTCGGGGTCGCTGGTTGCGGCTCTAACCAAGTGCTGGTGGCAACGGCTCATTCACCCCTGTCCTCCATTCCACGCCCTCCGTTCGCCGTCGCCACAGCTCCAACGTTCGGCTTCTTCCACACGCCGGGCTTCACCCATTGCTTGCCTTGGGCCGCATACTCGGCAGCGCCAGCAGCATCGCAGAGAGCCATCTGTATTGCGTCGAGTAGAAGTTTGCCATTTTGCGGAGGCTCACAGCGAAAATCGCCAAAGCCGAACCATCCGCTGCACCCTCAACGGCTGCCGCCGTTGCCCGTTTCATTGTTTTCTTCTTTGCCATAGTCGTCAGTGTTTGCGGTGCCTATTCCCCGGCAGCCGTCGCCTGACGCTGATCGTTCGGCCCCTTGCACGATCTGGCGGATCGGGTGCAGCGGGTGGGTGGTCATGGGCTGGCGTCGGTTTTGTGGGTCGCCGGGGTTTCGTTGAGGCTGATGGTGCTGGCGTCGGGCTGATTTTGTCGCACCGCGTGCGCCTCGATGTAATCCCGTATCGCCGTGGCAATAAGCTGCTGCGCAGGCACATTTTCAGCACGAGACAAATCAAGGAGCTGTTGCAATTCGTCGATTGCTAGCGTGATTTTTGTGCGACCCAGCAACTTTTCCGTGGCCCATTGGGGAATTTGTTCCGGGCTTCGCTCCCAGCGAGATATTGACGTGTGGTGAACATCGCCAAGCAATGCGGCAACCTCAGTCAACGTGAGGTCGTGGGCTTTGCGCCAGGCGATGAGTTGTGGGCCGTTCATGCATTGAAAATGCCGCATTTTTGCGCGTTATGCAAATTTTAGTTGCTTGTTTCTGCCTTTAGCTCAAAATAGCCATGATTTTGAGCGTATAACTATGCAAGCCTTGATTCCCTTATCCTTGACCGAGTGTTTGGCGCCACGTGAAGTAGGTGCTTTGTTGTCGATGTCAGAGGCAGAAAACCGTCCTGTTGAGGATTTGGTTGTTTTTGCTATCCGCGACCTGCTCGAATCTCGTAAGAAGTTGCAAGTGGAGGGCCGTGGTGGTGACGCTGCGAACCCGCAGTGATCGCGCTCGCTTTGTTTTTTGCCCTGGCTGTCTGCGGGCTGGCTGCGTGGAATGTGATCCTGCCGCCGCGAGATTATCGCGCCGATGATTTCGAGCTGTCGAATTTGCGCACGAAGGAGGACCGGCCATGAGCATGTCTGCCGAAGGTTTGAGGATTTCCCGCCTGCTGTCCAGGAGCGCAGGCGAGGCCGTGAGGGTTCCCCGTGCCGCGTTGGTTGAGGGCGGCACGGGGAACAATGCGTGCGGCTGCGTGCAGGTGCGGCGTGTGTCCCGTGATCGCAAGGGCCGCCGTATCGTTGAGCGCTGGACCGAGGCGGCGCGATGACGTGGCCGGGCCTGCTGCTGTGTGCGGCGGCCCTTTTCTTTTTTGACGAACCGATGAGTGATGAACTGACAGCTCTACGCAGACGCGGCCGCCCGGCTGGGCCTGAGCCGCTATGCACGGTGGCAGAGGTCGCTGAGGCGTTCCGCGTGCCGCTCCAGACTGTCTATGGCTGGACGCGCCAGCGGTGCGCCGATGGCAAGCCTGTGCTTCCCGTGCGCAAGCTGGGCCGACTGGTGCGCGTGCGTGTGCGGGATCTGGATTTGCTCGATGAGCGCCTGGCGTGTCGGCCCGCCGTTTCTTTTTTTGTGAAGGAGGGGCAAGATGACTGACTCTCCAATGCTGGCCGGTGGTGTCCTGCGTGCTTCCTGTGGAGCAGTTTGCGGGCGCATTACTCATGCTGCCGCAGCCAGCCAGGGAATGGATTCAGCGGCGGCGGGAGAATTTGCATTGTCGGCGGCTGGCCTGGGCGCGGCTGGGATCGGTGAGGCGCATGAGGGTGGAAATGGGGCGGAATCCGGCGAGACTAGATTTGTAATCTGTTGTTTACTCATCGTATCACTGGGGGAAATTGCTGGACACGGCTCTGCTAGACGGTTGGCTAGCTGTTCAGCGGTGGCAGGTGGTGCCGATCTGCTCGGTGGCCTGGCTGAATTTCAGGAGGGGGGGAGGGGGTCGCGGGCGCGGCGCGAGCGCGTGCTCTCAATACATCGGCAGCCAAAGAAAATTTTCACATTGCCCCAGCCTATGCACGCCATGCGATGCCCGCAGTGCCTTTTGAGTCACTGCATTGACTGCCTTGAAGTGGGATGCCCCTACCCTGCCGGGATGGTCGCAAAAAAAGAGGGGCGGGCCGACACGCCAGCGGCGGCGGCGGCTGTGTCCGCATCGCGGTGTCCGCAGTGTCTCATCGCGTCTCCCATCGACTGCCAAGAGCGCCCGTGTGGATGGCCGGAAAAAAAGAAGGGGGGCGCGGCATGAGCGCGGCGAATCTCGAGCTTTGGCAGACGGCACCTGCGACGGCGGCGGTGCGTGAGCGGCCGGTGCAAGAGCTGCTGCATTGCCAGCGCGAGATGGACGCGCTGAGCGAGCAGATCCGAGTGATTGATGACTTGCTGCGTGATCCTGAAGTTTGCGAACTCGACCGCCTGGCGCTGGCGATGGAAAAGGCGGTGGCGAAATGCCGGCTGCTGGCCTGCGCGAACATCATCACCGCCTGCGAGGAAACCATGCGCAGGCAGGCCGCACGGATGCAGGCGCGGCACGGCTTCCTCCTTTGACACTTTCTCTCAACCTATGAACGAACTCGAATCTAAACCCATGCCGCTCGCTTCCGCCGTCCAGGTGGTGAAGTGGCGGGCTAACTCCACGACGGGCGCTATGGAGCCGTGGCCGGTGGCAACCATCGAAATCGACATTGCGGGCAAAGTCACCTTCAAGGGCGACGCCAGCAAAGCCTACGAGACGCTGCTGCGGGCCACCCGCAAAGCCGCCTCACGGCTGGTGGATCAAAGCATCCGCGAAGCCATGCACGAAGCGCAACAACTCAAAGCTGACTCCGACCTGTGAAAACCTCCCCTTCTCGACCCCAAAAACCTGCCGCGAAAAAACATGGCGGCGGCCATGAGTATGTGCTGGCTGTCGAAAAGCTGCTGCCAGCCGAGCGTGTCATTGCCGGTCCTTATCTGGTTACGCACGAGATGCGGCACATTCGCAGCGAGGAACAAGGGCTGGCGGCCAAGGCGCTTTCGGTCCAGACAAAAAACGGTCACAAGGCGCGGATCGTGATGCACCAGGGCCGGGCGTTTGTGGTCCGCCCGCGTGAGGGCTGGGTGTCGGCGGGCAAGCACGGGCTGCCGCGCACGGCCAAGGCGGTGCCGATGGTGGGGCAGGTCTGGGTGAGCAAGGAGCACGGCACGGCCCGGATCACGAACCTGACCCGCGACAGCATCGACTACCAGCTTGAGGCCGCCAAGGAGGGCCACCGCAACAAGGTTTCCCCGCTGAACTGGTTCACGAAACACTTCACCCCGGCCCAGAAATCCCATGCATAAATACTGGCGACACATCGGCGATTACGCGAAGGACACGCGCCACTTGTCCATTCTGGAGCATGGAGCCTACACGCTCATGCTGGACTGGTGCTATGCTTCGGAAAAGCCGCTGCCAGTGGATGAAAAGGTGCTGTTCCGGTTGTGCGGCGCGTTTGAAAAAGCGGAGCAAAAGGCCGTCATGGCCGTGCGCGACGAGTTCTTTGTCCTTGAATCTCAAGGCTGGACGCAAAAGCGCGTGATGGAAGAGATCGGAGAATACCAGGACAAGAAGAGCAAGGCGAGCAAAGCGGCAGACATGCGCTGGCAATGCGAACGCAATGCGGATGCATTACAAACGCATAGCGTCCGCAATGCGAACGCAGATGCGAACGGTATGCCTCGCGTGCGCGTTCCAGCAACCAGCAACCAACAACCATCAACCAGTTTCTTGCTCGCACCTGACGGTGCCGAGCCGCCGCCGAGCGCCGAGGCTTCCGCCATTGACCTCGCATCCGATCCCCAGAAAAAAAAGAAAGGGGGCGCGGCGGATGAAGGTTTGGCATGGGCGGCTGAAACGGGCTGGCGTGGCTTTACGGATACGCTGATGAGTGAACTGGCCGAGGCTTACCCGGCCTGTGATATCCGCAGGCAAATGCTGGCGATGGAGCAATGGCTGAAGGCGAACAAGGCGAAGGCTAAAAAGTCGAACTGGAGGAAGTTTGTCACCAACTGGCTTGCCAAGGAGCAGGATCGCGGCGGCGATTTGCGAGGCCGCACACCATCGCAGGCATTCATGGCCGCGTATGAGTCGAGAAATGACCCGCCGCCACGCATGATCGAATCGCCCCCGGAAGGCTACGAGGCGGCGATGGTGGAGCTGTGGGGCGAGGGGTGGCAGGAGACGGTGCCCGCGTGGGCGCAGATGGTGGCGAGTGACAAGGCGCAGGTGCGCAAGTGGCTGGCGGAGCATGGAAAGGAGGCCGCATGAGCGATTTCCCGAACAAAGAAAAGCTCGTTTCCACCGAGGAGCGGCTGGCGAGGATCAACCGGGCGCTGCCGTTTTCGGATGAGGCGGAAAAAGGGGTGTTGTCGTGCTTGATGCAGGACCCGGAGCGCATTGCGGAGGTGCGGGCGAAGCTGCCGGTCGAGGCGTTTTACCATGTCGGCAGCCGGACGTTGTTCGAGGTGATGCTGGAGATGCTGGACAAAAACCTGCCGGTGGAGCCGGTGGCGCTGACGCATCGGCTGCGGGACCAGGACAAGCTGGAGCTGGTGGGCGGCGCGGCGCAGGTGACGGAGCTTTACACCTTCGTGCCGATCGCGGCGCACTACCCGCACTATGTCGGCATCATCCGCGAGAAGTGGGCGCTTCGGCAGACCATTCATGCATGCGCTGAGAGTATTGACGAGTGCCTGGCACATGGCAGCGAGGACACGAGCGAGGATGTGACGACCGTGGTAGGCCGTGCCGAGGGGCGCGTGTTTGAGTGCGTGCAGGCTTTGCAAGCCTCCGGCGAATACTCAACCGGCCCCGTGCATGCGAAGCGTGGCGTGATGGACTGGCTGGAGCGGACGGAGCAGACCATTGCCAATCGTGGCAAGATCATGGGCATCGAGACGGGTATTCTGGAACTCGATCAGACCGTGCATGGACTCGATGACGCGCAGGGCGAGATTGTCGTCATTGCCGGCCGCCCCGGACAGGGCAAGACCGCGATGGCAACGACGCTGATTCACAACCTTGCCGTCGAGCGAGCAGTGCCGGGACTTGTGTTCAGCGCGGAAATGAGCGCGGTGCAGCTTTACGACCGCATCATCTTGGGCGGCGCTGGCATCGACACATCCAAGGCCATCACCGGCATGTTTTCGCGTGACGATCAGGATGGCATGCGCACGAAGCTACGGCAGGTGCAAGGCAGTCCATTGCTCATCAGTGACGGATCAGCCATTTCCACCGCCGACATTCGCAGCCAGGTGCAGGTGGCGAAGCGGCAGCATGGCATCCGCTGGATCGTGGTCGATCATTTGCACCTCATCAAAGCCGTCAGCAAACGCGGACTGAAAGACGAGCGCGAGGCGCTGGTGGAGGTGATGGAGACGCTGCAATTTGTGAAGAAGTTCTACAAGCTCACGGTGCTGCTCATGGTGCAGCTCAACCGTGAAACCGACCGCAACGCGGGCAAGCCGCCGGTGCTGGCGGATCTGAGCGGCAGCGCGGCGATTGAATGGTATGCAGACCACGTTTGGATGCAGCACCGCGATCCTTATTTCTTTGGCTGGCACACGCTGAGCGCGGAGAAAAAGAAAGGCTGGATGGACGCGGTGGAGCCTCGCCGGATGCGGAATCCGCACTGCTGGAGCGCGGGCGAGAAGTATCAGCCGGACGAGGGCGGGTGGGCGCGGGAGGACTATGAGGAGGACGCCAAGATTTATGTGCGCAAAAACCGGCGAGGCCCGACGCCGGAGCTGCATGTGCGCTTCGAGCCGGAGCGCACCTGGTTTTCCTCACGCATGCCCAAGCTCAACTCCACCGACTGGCGCGACTGGCAGTTCGGCAGCTACGCGATCCCCAAGAAGGAGACGACCGAGAAACGCGGCCGTCCGAAGCAAAGCAGTCTCGATGAAGATTTCCCGGATTAACCAAGAACCAAGAACGAAGCTATGAAAGCAAACGAACTTACAATCTTCAAATCCGATGACTTGGTGCGTTGCATCACTGATGGAATCGCCAACTGGAAAAAGGCAGGCGACATGGTGGTGAATGCCATCGACCACGGAGGCATGAGCCTGCAAAGTATTGCGGACTCTTGCGGCTCTGAGTGTATCACAGTGGAAGTTTTGGCGCAATTTGAAAGGATTGGGCGCAAGCAGGTGATGCCGCAGGTGTTTGCGTTGCCGTGTGCGGCGCAGAAATACCTTGAGCGCCTGCCCTACTCCGAGCAGCAGCGTCTTTTGTATGGCGCTGTTCCTGTGGTGCTCATTAAGGATGGCAAGGTAGATGTGCTGGAGGTGTCAGTGAAAAACCTGACCCGCTACCAATGCAAGCAGGTGTTCAACAGCGGAGGAGTGCGCAGCGTGGAGGCGCAACGCGCCTGGCTGGAAAGCGAGCGCGAGAAGAAAACGGCGCAGATGTCCAGCCCGCGTCAGGTGCCGTGGATCGTGAAGCAGGGCAAGGTGGTGTTCACGGAACCTTGTGAAATCAACCGGCATGATCTGGCAACCATTTTGAGTCAAATTGCATGAAAACTAAACTGCGAAGACAGCGCAGCGAACGCAAGTTTGCCAAAGTTGCACGTTTGCCAGAAAACCAATGGGCAAAAAATAATAACATTCGATGGAGAGTCAGTGATTATTTTACGGGCGAACGCCGCCGTTCGTATTTCAAAAACGAAGTGGATGCTCGTGCCTTTGCAGCGGCGTTAAATGCGGAGTTTGCCAGCGTGCCACCCAAAGAGATTTATGCAGCGTGGGCTTTCGTTGATGAGTGGCTACGGCATTTCGGTGGAGGCTCGCTGCTAGAGTTAGGCAAAGCGAGAATCTTGGAGCTTCAGCAAAGCCGTCCATCAAGTAGCAAGCAAACCAAAAGATTTATGCAGATGCTTGCTGCTGGTTTTGACATCAAAACCAAAGCCATTGGTGCTTCAAATCTAATAAGCAAGAACCACTAACCAATAACTCATAACTAATAACACACCCATGCCTAACAAACTAAACGCCTACCTCGACCCGCTGAAACTTCAGGGCGCGGTTTTGATGACCCTGAAAGACAAGACCGGCGCACCGACCGAGTGCCTGGTGATCCCGTTGAAAAACTCGCGGATTCGCCGGGCGGAACGATCTGGCAAGCTCGGGTTGTCCATCGACCTGGTGCCGAATCGGGATGGCAAAGACGAGTTTGGCAACACGCACTGGATCAAGGAAAGCACCACGAAGGCGGAACGCGAAAGCGCCACGCCGCCGAATCTGCCGTTTCTTGGCAATGCCCGCGAGTATGACGCTGCCACAGGCGGCCAGCGCACGGCGCGGCCTGCCGGTGGTGTGCTGGTGACGGGCGTTGGCGGCGATTCAGCGCCGATGGCGGAGGGGATGGAAGACGATGAGATACCGTTTTGACCGCAACACTCTCCCATGAGGAGGGCGTAAAGGAGAAACTATGACACCTACGACATCACCGCCCTCCGAATTGGGAGCAGCACATGGTTCAGCCTGGAAGGTGATCTTTTTGGACATTGACGGCGTTCTCTCATCATTCGGCCTTCGTGGACTTTGCGGAACGAGGCTCGACCTATTCGCCGACATCGTGAAGCAGACGGGCGCGGAGGTGGTGCTATCATCAACATGGAGATATCCACACTGCCGTGATCAACGCATGAGGCTGCAACAGGAACTTGGAAAGCGAGATGTGGAGTTCTTCGGCATGACTCCGATTGTTGGGACGAATCGCGGTCAAGAAATTAAGCAATGGCTCAGCTCAGCCAGTCGCCGCCATCAGATCAACTTCGTGATTCTCGATGACGATCCGAACAATGAAATGGGCGAGCTAAAACCAAATCTTGTCAAATGTGACGGATACTCAGGACTCACGCCCGACATCGCCGCAGAGGTGGTGCGTCGGCTGAACGCTCAATCTCTGCCAACCCTGGGGCACGACCAGGGCAACACGACAAAGGCCCAATAACATGACCGAAGCAAGCACACTAACAATGACCCAAGACCAGCCCCAGAGGTTGGCAGCAGAGCCGGGTTGTCCTCCCGAATGGCTGGAAGAGATAGTCGAAACTATCGGCATTACCGATGGCGTCGATCTCGTTGAATGGCACCTAGACCAGACGGGCGACTACATCGTCAAAATCGAATACGGCGAGGAAGAAATGAGCTTCCGCGCGGGCACAGATGGCGAGAGCCACGGCCAAGACTACGATGGCACAATCATCGACATGACCACGACGGATCAAGTGCAGTGGTGGTGCGCTGGTGAACTCTACACGCGGCTCCAAAGGGCCAAGCGCAAGATCGAGGACTTGGAGGCGAACGGCATGGATGAGAGGGCGCGAAGCTCGACATCCTCAACCACTCACAGCACACTATGAGCGATCCTTCTCCATCTAATTGTTCTGCCTGCCCTCAGTGCCGAGGGTTTACGATCATTCTGGACTTCCATGGGCGGAGCTTGGGGCAATGCGACATGTGCGAAGGTGCTGGCATGATGCCTGAGTGCGTTTCCAGGTGGCACGCCTATGGCCAAAGGCTCAAGGCTGAGCGCATCTTTCGAGGCATGACACTTCGGGCGGCAGCTAGGCATCTTGGCATAGACGCCTCCAATTTGTCAAAGATGGAACGAGGAATGATCGCGCCTCGTTGTCTTTGGCAGAACGTCCCAACTGTGGCGACGGAAGGGGCGGGAGAAAGCCCCACCGAAGCCGCTCAACTCTCAAGCCAAGATTAATATGGATACTCCAGCAAGCCCCCCTTCCGTTGCCACCAGTGGCGTGTTATGCGCCGATGCCCTGCCGTCCCCAGATGACGAGCAAGCGTATTCCGATTGGCTCGACACGCTGACAACTCAATGCACGTGTGAAGGCGTCGATAAGCCGTGTGACGGCCTGCTGGCTGGCGGTCTCTGTGATGACCTGCATCTTTGCTCTGATGCTTTCGCTGCTGACCTGGATTCGCATAACGCA